CGGACAGAGTCCAAGAGCAAAGAGACTTAGAGGCAGAATATCACTTAGAGGATATTGCCACTTATAGAAAATTTGCCTACCGAGTTGAGTCTACCGCTAAAAAACTTAAAGAAATGATTGTTAATATCAACAAAGAGGGCAAGAAGTGTTATATTTATGGTGCTTCTACCAGAGGTGGTACTATCTGGCAATATGTTGGCCTAGATGTGAACGACCTTCCTTTTGCAGTAGATAGAAACCCTGAAAAAGTAGGTAAAAAAATTGCTTCCATAGGTGTGCCAATTATCTCAGAAGAACAGGCTAGGTTAGATAAGCCAGACTATATGCTTGTTTCAATCTGGTTCTTCGCTGGCGAAGTGCTTAAGAGAGAAGAAGAATATATGAAAGCAGGCGGCAAATTAATCATGCCACTTCCTGGAATTGAAATCCATGAGATTGGATCTTATGATTGATATAATTATTCCAACTTTTCGCCGCCCAGATTCTCTAGAGAGAGCAGCTAAAAACGCTAGGGAAAACACCTATTCCCCTATGAATCTTTATTTTGTTGTTGAACCAACAGATTCACTCAGTATTGATAAGCTAGAAGAACTTGGAGAAAAATATATTATCTCTGAAGCCCCTGGCTCTCACACTGGAGCAGCTAACACTGCTTACCACAAAACTACTGAGCCTTTTTTCATTATGGCTAATGATGACTTTAATTTCCACAAGGACTGGGATATTCCAGCTATGGCAGCTATGGAGGGAAATAGCGTTGTTGGTCTAAACGATGGTAGTGGCGGCTGTGTAGCAATCACTCTTGTTAGAAGAAAATATATCGAAGAACAGTCAGGATGTGTAGATATCCCAAATACTCTTTATTTCCCAGGATATAACCACAACTATGTAGATACAGAATTTAGAGAAGTGGCTATCAAAAGAGGAGTCTGGACTACTGCTCCAGATTCAATTGTTGAACATATGCACTGGGCTTTTGGTAAGGCTAAGATGGATGAAACTTATGATAAGAGTAATAAAACATCACCGCTAGATGCTGCAACTTTTTCTAGCAGACAACACTTGTGGATATGAACAATACCCAGAATAAAATCACAGTACTAGGTTTACTCTCTCACAGCAATATGCTTGAGAATCATAGAATGATTCACGGTGTCGACTACGCGAGAATAGTAAATCCACTCTTATATTTAGACCCTGCAAAATTTGAAGTATCTCTAAGAATGGACCCACTTCATCACGACCCTAACATCAGAGATGATAATAAGAAGAATTTTGTGAACTGGAGAGGCGTTGCTTCCTACTACGATATTATCCTTTACTCCTACACAGTTTCACCAAGCTGGTATGTCAATATGGCCTTCCACGCAGATAAGTTTGGCTCAACAGTCATAATGGATATTGATGACAACATTTGGGAAGTTCCTGTTAGAAGTGGTGCTTATGATGCTTTTCACCCAGGATCGCCTGAAATAGAGATTGTAGAGGCTCAGATAACCAACACAAAATACCTTGTAACTACGAAGGAATTAACTAAAAAGACGATTTCAGCCCATTCTAAGAACCCAGTAAGTAAGTTCTTCGTCAATCCTAACTACATAGATTTGACCATATATGACGCTAGTAAAATAGAGAGGAAAGCAGATGACAAGATTAGAATATGTTACTTTGGGACTAACACTCATTTTGATGATATCGCTAATAATCGTGGTCTTGTAAGAGCCATTGATAAGCTGATTTTGAAGTATGACAATCTTGAGATATTCACCATAGGCTTCTTCCTGCCAGAATTAAAGTCTAGATGGAAGAAGCATTATTTCTCAATGACTGGAGACAGGGATGTCTACGGCTGGGCAAAGAACCTTTGGGTAAAAATTATGTCAATGGCTGACATTGCGATTGCTCCACTCCTTGTTACTAACTTCACAAGTTGCAAGAGTAACATTAAATATTTAGAGTGTGCCGCTGCTAAGATGCCAACAGTCTGCCAGAATATTGACCAGTATGCCTCAACAATCACAAATGATGTTGATGGATATCTGGCTGAGACTGAAGATGAATGGTTTGAATATTTAGATGGACTTATCTCTAGCCCAGAACTTAGAAAGAAAATTGGAGACGCTGCTTATAAAAACATTGTTGACAATCATCAAATCCAAAATAACCACAAGAAGTTTGAAGAATACCTAGCTTTTGTTGACAAAGATAGCTAGATAGTGCAATAATTATGAAAGCTAATAACAACATTGTATTGTTGAAGCGCTTATCGTTAATTTCGGTAGCGCTTTTTTTGTAGCAAAAGGAAGAAAATATATGCCTATACACACTGGAAGTTGGGGCACACCAGAACTGAATATTACTGAAAAAATTGGAGACGCTTTGGGATGGGGAAGAACATCTCAGGGAGGCTCAAATCAACCAGGGTCTTCTGGCGATCCAACAGCTCAGATTCAAAGAGATGGTGGATTCGTATCTCTTCAAGGTCCAGGACTTGCCTGGGATAAAACTTTCGCAACTAGTCCAGGAACCATTGCTCCTAATAGACAGACTCAAGCTCCAGCTCCAACTGGCGGCGGCAACACTGGCGGAGGTGGTGGAGGTGGATTCAATCAAATGGATCCAAATGCTAATCCAGGGAGTGGTTATTTCTGGGATGCAGCTGATGGTTGGAAACAAATAGGCGGTGGAACTGGAGAACAAGACTTATCTAGCATTAAAAATGAAGTAGGCGGCGCATGGGACACCTACATTAGCAGTTTAGATTCTCAACTTGGATTCTTAGGCGAACAAAAAGGTGCTCAAGAAGGTATGCTTGGTGCTCAACAAAATCAGATGAACAACGACCTTGGACTTCAAAAAACTCAGGGTTTAACTGCTCTCCAAGGTGAAAGAGATAAGACTTCTTCTGCTCAAGGAAAGAATTTCAGAGCCTTAGACGAAAATCTTAGAAACCAAATGCAAGCTGGTAATATATTTCTAGGTGCAAGAGGTGCAGGTGATAGTAGTGCTGCTGGTATGTATAACTATGCACTTGGCAGACAAGGCAATCAAATTCGTGGAAACTTGATGGGCCAGACTGCTGATATCAACAATGAAATTAATAAGAGAGAAGAAAATCTTAACAATGTTTACAATACTGAAATTAAGAATACCCAGGAAGAATACAATGCTGGCATAAACCAGATTGCTACTTGGTATGCTGATGCTCAAAGACAAATTGCAGAAGCTAAAGGTGCAGCTGGTAGAGACAAAGGGTTATCCCTTGCTCAAATGTCTTATGAAGCTCTTAATCAGGCTAAACAAAGAGCTCAAGAATTACAAGACTACGCAATGCAAAAACAGACTGCTCTTGAACAATGGGCAATGAATAACTCTACGAACATTAAACAAATGAAAGCTAATGTTGGAGCAGTGCAGGGTACTTACTCTGGATATGCAGCTCCAGAATTACAAAGAGGTCAGGTCTATGGTGCTCAACCAGGACAAATTCCACAAGTTAATGCAGGTGTAGCTTTTGGCTATGGCAATGACTTAAAAGATAAAAACTTAACAAATATGTTTGGTGGTTAAAATATGGCAAAAAATTTGCTTGACTGGTTAAAGTCTCAGACTCTTGACAGAACTAATCTTGATGAAAAAGTTGTAGGTGCTGTAAAATCTGGTGTCAATAAGCTTCAAAACTGGCAGGCTGGTAATAGACAGGCTGCTCAGCAAGCTACTCTTCCACAACCTTATAAAATTGCCAATGATTTTGCTGTCAATAGAGTAATTGAGCCATTTAAGGCTGTTCCAAAAAACCTAGATATTGCTACCAATCCTTTTCTTCCTAAATCAGAAAGATTCATGGGTGGGCTAATGGCTGCAGGTGGCCTCTCTCCTGGTATTGAAGATTTAGGTTTTGCAGGATATGACTTTGCTAAGGCTAAGGCTGCTAAGAAGACAGAGCCATGGAAAAGTTTTACTGGTCAAGAATATACTGGTCTTGGTGAAGCTACTTCTAGAGGAAAAGGCGGAACTGCTGCTAATCTTTTAAACTATGCAGAACTTCCAGCTCTCTTAGCTCTAGGTGGCTTAAAAGCTAAGGGAGGGATAGGGTCAACAAGAATGGCTCAAAATGCTGTTGATGCTTCAAGAAGAATGGATATACCAAAAGCTAGAAATTTTCAGCCAGCTCCTTCTAGATTGAAAAAAGCTGAAAACTTCAGAATTAAAGTTGAGGGTAAACCAGCTCAGGTCCTTAGTGGACAAGATTTTGCTGACTGGACTAAGTATTATGATTCTAAGGGAATCAAATATGACTACAACAAACTGGGGAATCAAGGTGGCTTTATGTCTATTGGTAAGACAGAAAAACCTCCAAAAATTGCACCAGAGAACGTCAATCCTGGACAGAAAGTGATTAGAATCAGAAGTGATGCTCCACGCAAAATGTTTGTGAAAGTAGCTAAAGAAGCAAGAAAGACTGGGGCAAGAATTGAATTAACACCTAGTAAGGCTGGGACAGTAGTTCCAGAGGGACTAAAAATCACAGATAGTCAAAAACCATTAATGCTTGAAGATGGAAGTCTCAAAATCAATGCTGATATTTCTACAATTCCTGAGACCAACAAGGCCCAGGGGCTGTTTAGAAAAACATTCTTAGATACTTCAGATAATTTAAGAAAAACACTTGGAGAACCATTCTATAAACAATATGCCGAGCCATTGCTAGACAAGCTTTCTACTAGAATAGCTCAATCAGTCGACTGGGGAAACAAACAAAGAATAGAACTTGCAACCTTAGTAAAAGAATCAGGAATAAAGCCTGGTGGAGAAGAAGATAAATTGATCCGCTTGCTTAATAAACCAGATGGAGAAGCTAAATTGATAGAAAAAGTAGGTGTTGATAGAGCTGGACAGATAAAAGGTGTTTATGAGGCTATTAGAACTAAATATCAACAATACTTTGAACTAACAAATGCTGCTAGAGCCCAAGCTGGTCTTAAACCATTACCATTTAAAGAAGATTTCTTATCCCAAATTGGTGGTAAAAAAGGTAACATCAAAGGAAGTGGTCCATTCACTACTGATGAATATTCTGCTGGTATTTTTAAGAAACAGGAAGGAAAAGCAACAACTGGAGCAATAGAGAGTATGGTCACTTATATTGACAAGATAGAGAGAGCAGCTTTCTCTGACGCTTCCGCTGTTGAATTTAAGGCATTAAGAGAAGCTCTGACTAAACAAAAAGGTGTTCCTAAAACAGCCTTAGATGCCTTAGAAATGGTCCAGAAGAATGTATCTGGAGCAGGCAAAACTGTTGGTGGACCAATGGCAACATTTGAGAGTTATATGGGCAAGATTAAAGGAGCAGCTGTTGCTGGTAAGGCGAGCACTCTTATCAACCAGACTCTTTCATTGCCTCACGCAATAGCTAATGCTGGACCAATAAACTTTGTTAAGGGATTTGGAACAGATGCCTCTAGTGCTATGAAGCAATCTGAGTTTATTAGAGCAGCTTGGAAAAAAACTCCATCAGCACTTCGCGGCACTCCTTATGAAAAATACACCGGGTCGCTTGGAGATGTACTTCAAGAAGCAAACAACATGGTTTATGAATCAGCATGGAAGGGTCTTTACTCAAAGGCAAAACAATTAGGTGCTCCAGATGCTGTTAAATGGGCAGATAAAGAATCTGCAAGAATCCTTGGCGATAGACGCTTGGGAATGACTCCAGAAGTTTACAACACTCTTGTTGGTAAAATAATTGGTGCATTTACTATTGAACCAACAGCAATGGCTACTAGTTTCTTCCAAAATATTGCTAGGAAGAAAGTGGGCACAGTCCTTGGAACAATAGTTGCATGGAAGATTGGTAACGAACTCAATGAGAATTTTGGCACTGGTTCAGCAATGCTCCCAGATCCTATTGATGCCATTATGGATGCAAAAGATTTATGGACAGGAACAGATGAAAAAGAACAAAGCAAAATTCAGGCTGTTGCTAGAATATTTGCTGAGATGATACAAATGGCTCCAATAGTCCAGTCTGGAGTTTATACTGCTTACAGTCTTGGAGAATCAGCAAAATTACTCCCAGATTCAAGAGAGGTCTTTGGCAAAGAGGATCCAACCTGGATGAATACTGGGAGTCTGTTGAACCCACTTACTAAATGGGATAGAAATATCACTGGAAATAAACTAGTTGATGCTCCTCTAAACGTGGCAAGCAAATATGTCCCAGGTCTAGAACAAGTATTGAAAACTGGTCAGGCTGGTATTTCTCTTGCTAGAGGATATGCAGAAACAAAAGATGGCGATCCTATGTATCAGATGCCAAAGGATATTATGGGCGCTGGTCAAGCCTTGGTTATGGGGCAGAGTTCAACAAAACAAGCACGCGACTTCTTTGATAAAACTAACCCAGGATGGCTTAGTGATTCACAAAAAAACTACTTCGATACAATAGGTACAAAAGAAGGTAAGCTGGCATTTTTGGATAAGGTACAGCCAGAGAACTCAAGGGTTCAGGATATCTCCAGTAGAACAATCAAAATTAAAGATGGAAAGCCAGTCGGTGGTGGTAGTGTTGATATGAGTGGGGCTTCTGTTAGAGAAAAGGAAGCCAAGAGAGAATTAATTTCAACATCAATTAAATATGGCGAACCAGTAGACCCTAAAGATTTAGAGTTTTACTATATGGATGAGATTAACAGCATGCCATCTAAAACTGCTTATGAGGCTAGAAAGAAAGAGGAGGCGAGTTATACATCTGCTGGCAAGATTTACGACAGCGAGTCTCTAGCTCCTGAGCAAAAAACTGCACTTTATAAGAAACTTGGCACTTCAGAAGAAGAAGTGGACTACGCTAAAAAAGCTGGCGATAATGACACTGACCAAACACTCTACATCCAAGACCAGTTAGCATCTATGAATAGCGACGAAAGACTACAATATTTACTCCGTGGTCGTTCAATCGTCAATAATGGCATGCTTATTAGTGATTCAGTGCTAGGAAAGCTTGTTACATCAGGCGATATTAGCAAGAGCGAGTCTAGTGCCCTAAAATCGGTTTCTTTTGTAAAAGACAACTCCTACACAGGCACAGATGGAGTAAAAATTGGCGATAACATCTATAAGCCTGTTAAAAAGGCTGGAAGCGGGAGTGGAGCTAAAGGATTTGGAACTGATTCTATGGTTAAAATTAAAATGCCAGCAACTGTAAGTGGGAAAAGTGGTAGTTCTTCAAAAGGTACTCTAAAACTAACAGCACCAGCAACTAAGAAACTCACAATATCTAAGCCAAACTTGCAGAAACGTAGTATTAGGCGTAAGATTAAACTTAAATACTGACATTAACGAAAAGATGTTGATTAGGCGCGTTGTAAGACGTGCCTTTTTTTATAGGAAAATATGAACGAAAACGAACTAATTGACCAAATCTACTCGATGTACGAAGGCGACCAAGACTTCTGGGACCCTACCTCTGACGAATATCTAACAGCTAGAAACTACCTAAACGCGGGAGTAAACCGCTGGAGATATTATGAAAGAACTGACTGGAAAGAACTCTTTGCTAATCTTGCAGATGCTACTACTGGCTCTGACGTTACTGTTACTAATACTTACAAATATAACACCCCTACGGATTTTGTTAGACCAACTTCATATGTTAAGGTCGGAACCAAGCTTTTTAAACTAATTAAACCTGCCAAGGCGATTGTTTACCAAGCAGATGGTGATACTTCAGACTGGTGTTACTTCTCTGGTAATCCAAAAGATGGTTATTTCCTTAACCTAAATCCTCTGTTGACGATTGAAGCAGGACTGCAAATTGATTACTCCTACTATAAAGCTCCAACAGAATTTACTACAACCACCTCTGTTACAGAGATGGCTGACCCATTTTTCCTTGTTTATTACGTCTTATATAGACTCTACAAGAATGACTCTGAAGGTTTCCAGGACGAATTTACCAATGCGGAAAATAGACTAGAACAAATGAAAGTTGATAATATTGCTGGAATTGAAGAGAATCCTGAAGAAATTGAGTGGAATATGGAATTTCAAGAAGGCTTTGGTTATTAATGTTACAAATACCACAAACAAAAACTAGCAAATCACAACCAATTTTTGAGATTAAAAACTCAAAGAAAGGTGTCATTAAGCTCCTTCGCGAGGCTAGAGTTCCTGCTGATGGTGCTGTTGACGCTACTAATCTTATTCAAGTGGAAGATGGCCTCTATCAACAAAGATGGGGAAATGATTATTATGGTGTTGATGTAGGTTACGCTATTGATGGCTCTGCTGAGTTTGTTAAATCTGATATGACCACCGAACTTTGTGTAGTGGCCAATGGCGATTTATATGTCTCTCAAAATGGTGGGAGTTGGACAAAGATAACTGGACTAGGTTTCACAGCTGGCAATCAATGCTACTTTATGCAGATTGCAGGAATGCTTTATATTGTAAATGGTGTTGACGCTATGGCTCGCTACAACGGCACAGCCATTCTTAAATACACTCAATTAAGTGCTCCTATTGGCGTCACAGCCACACGAACTGGCTCATCTGTCTCTGGTGTTTATACAATGTATGGAATGGTGACAGCACTAAACGGTGTTGGTGAAACTATCGCTAGTAGTGAAGTTTCTATAACAATGGATAAACCAAGAGATTTATGGAACACAACTCGTGGGGAAGGTATCAAATGGGACTGGACTGCTGTGTCTGGAGCGTCAGCTTATCAAGTATATATCTCAAATGAGTCTGGTTATGAGGCACTTGTGTCCTCTGCTGAGAAAAATACTTTCACAGATGATGGTACTCTTGTTGTTAATACCTTTATTACTCCGCCTCTTTCCAACACTACCACTGCCCCAAGATTTAAAGATATGTGTGTGAGTAATAATAGAATCTGGGCAACTAATGACCCTGATAATCGCTACACTGTTTATTTCTCTGGTACTGGTACGTTTATTGGAACTTTCTCTGATTTTTATGGTGGAGGATGGATTAACCTTGAGAAGGGTGGAAGAGAAATACCTCAAAAAGTCGTTCACTACCAGTCAGGGAGTGGTTCTGGAATTGCGACGGTTCTATGTAAAACCCCAGAGGGCAAAGGAGGCGTATGGCAAATTCAACTCTCTGACTTAACTGTTGGTGATACCACGTTTAGCGTTCCTAGTGCCTCCAAAATCGTCGGTTCATTCGGAACTGAGTCTATTCGCTCTGTGGTGCAAACAACCAAAAATGTGATGTTTATAAACCGCAAGGGGGCATTTAGTCTTGGACCAAAGCAGAACTTCTACGGCATTCTTATTACTGAAGAAGAGAGTATCAATATTAGACCTTATATGGATAAACTCAACAATGGAGATATTTCTCAAGTTGCTGGGTACTTCTATGATGGCAAAGTTTTCTGGTCAGTAGCTCCAACAGGAGGAAACAACTCAACCACTATTATCTGGGATGTGGAGAGAAGAAACTGGTCACTTCCTTGGACTATCGGTGCTAAGCAATTTCTTGAATATACTGATACTGATGGTAAATCCCACTTCTTATATGTACCGGTAGGGGGTACAAGAATGGCTGAATTATCGCCAAATATTGATGGTAGTTTTGGAGCAGCAATTTATACCAACTATCTTTCTGGTAGATTAAATATGCGTAAATACTGGAATCAATTTGCAAAAGTTGATAGAGTATTTATCAATCTAGGCACACCAAGAGGCATCATTAACTTTGAAATTACAGGTACTGGTAAGGCCAAAACTTTTACCACTCTAGGATCAAAAGATATTACTCAGGGTGTTTCTAGTTCAGGAATGGGCTGGGATTTAATGGGAGCTGTTAGTATGGGAGACTCATCTGGATTCCCAACAGTCTTTTCTGATTCTACTGTTAAGAAATACATCAAGATTAGAAAGAAAGTAAGTGACCTGCAATTTCGTGTCACTTCCAACACTAAGGATACGAGTTATACAATATTAGGTATTATTGTTGAAGGAAAGCCAATCAATACGCGCCCACCTTCAGCTTGGAAAAATTAATTATGTCATACTTTCACAAGTATAAAAGTCTTTTTACTACGACTTCTAGTTCTTTTAGTACTGGTTCAGATGTTGATATTACTCTGGTAAGCGCTACTGGACTGCCAACAACCACAGATACTGTGCTTACTTTTGATAGAGTTGACTCAGCTGGTGTATCAACTCCATCTGCAATGGAAAGAATCCTCGGTAGAGTTTCTGGAACTTCCTTTATTGTTGCTGAGAGAGGTTATGATGGAACCACTGACGCTGCCCACACTTCCCCAGTTGTAGAACAAATCTGGAATGCTGCTGATTTTAATGATTTAATTGATGGTGTGTTAGTTGGAGTAACTGAAACTGGTATTAGAAAACCAACAGCAGTTACTTCTTACTCTCCAGCCAGTGCAGGAACTACTACCATGAACGTAGCTCTTGGTAATATTCACACAATGACTATGCCAGCAGATACTCAAACTATCGCTATTTCAAACGAAGCCGTGGGGCAATGTTTTATGGTTGAAATCATTAACGCTACTTCTCAAGGCGCACTAACTTGGTTCTCTACTATTAAATGGGTACAAGGAACTGCTCCAACATTAACTGGTACTAATGGTAAAAAAGATGTCTTTGGCTTCAGAGTTACTGGAGCTGACACTTATGATGGATATATTGTTGGACAAAATTTATGATAACAACAGTCTTTAAAGTTATTGGTTATGAAATGAAAACTCCAAGTGGTGACTTTATGGAAAGCTGTGTATTTTGGGTATATGCGAAGGCTGAAAAAGAAGCTTTAACTAAAGTTAAAAAATTTGGTGTAAAGAAAAAATTCTATCAAGTTATGGAAGTAATAGAAAAAGAAGAAAATGCCTTATAAAATTTTATTACCATTCGACGGAACTCATGCTGGTATCCCGGCAGGATGGGCTAGGAAAACTGAGTGTGATGGAAAGTATATCAAGGCTTCTACATCTGATATTGGTAGTGCTGGAGGAAGTGCTACCCATATCCATGCTGGAGCATCTCATACTCATACTTACTCTAGTAATTCTCATACTCATGCTACTGGGACAATTGGAAATGCAACAAATATAGTTGCTTCTGACGCCCAGCACCAAGACGCACCACCTCAAGATGTCTCTACTAGCTCCCATACACACTCTAGTCAGACTTCTGGAGCTGAGCTTTTGGAAGCTCGAGTATTTCAAGTGACGGATTCAATGCTTCAACTGCTGCAAACGAATATTCAAGATATCATTTAATTTTTATTGAAGGATATGCCACAGAATTGCTTCCAGCTGATTCCATTGTGATGAGAGACAGCGTTGATGCAAGATTAAATTCTGCTCATTTTGATGCCTTAGATGGCAAATATATGAAGGGCGCTGCTACTGGAGCCAGTGCTGGAAGTGCTACTAGCGTCACAACTCATAGTCATACACAATCTCACGCCCATACCTTAACTCATAATCACGCAGCAGTCTCTTCTGGCAACGGGGGTGGCACTCTGGGTGGTAAAGATGTTGGGTCAACTTCCCCTGGAAATCATGCTCATACTGTTACTTTTACTCAACACCAAGAAAGTTCTACAAATACTGACTCTCTAGCCGTCGCAACAGCTGACCTGGCCTTCAGAGAGCTTCACTACTGGAAAGTGAGTTCATTATCTTCGTTGCAAGCTGGAGATATCGCACTAAGTGTTGATTCTGGAATCCCTACGGGCTGGGAAGATCTTGCTTATAACGATATATATATTAAAGGTAAAACTAGTGGGGGAGCTCTTTCTACTGGTGGAGCCAACACTCACACGCATTCAAATCTAAGCCATAGCCATGCTGGAACAAGTCATGCTCATACTTGGTCTACGGATGCTGTTGGTGGAAGCAATGCTTATCGTAATGGAGGAAGCACAGCTATTGTGGGAAGCCATAGCCATTCTGGTACTTCTGGTGCAGGAACCAATGCTTCAACAAGTGCTGGGGAGGTCTCTTTTAGTACAGTCAACCATGAGCCTGCTTACATTAATGTTAGATTTATAAAAGCTACTGCTGCTGCTATATCTGGAGGAGCATCATTTTTATTTAACTTTATATGATAAATAGACAAGGCAAATCAAACATCAACAACAGTGTCCAAGAACTCAATAATGATAGTTTCGATAGAGATTTTAATGTCAATGCTGTTGAAATGCTAGTATTTGACAGTGTCACTCAATCGCTCAGAAGAGTGACCTCAGACGCGATGAACCACTATGGAACCAATGATGTGGATAAGAACGATAATGGGGTAGTCTACGAGGGCTTAGAGGATTGCGATGGTAACTGGCAGGTGGTATCAATTTCTCAGGATGGTGGCGTTACCTCTAACAGATATGCTAATATTAGAAATAACGCAATCTACACAAACTATACCGACGCCTGGACCAACAGAACTACTTTAACTTACGAACTATATGGAGAGGCATTCTAATGGGAAGTTTTCGCACAGTAAAAATGCTCGACAACATAAACCCAGTGATTATCACTGGTGGAATTGTTCCACAAGGAGCTTATGTCGCAGGTCTTGACTACGCTGTTGGTGATAGTGTTGATTATCAGGGTTCTAGCTATGTTATGTTTGCTGATGCCGTAGCAGGAACTCTACCAACAGATACAGACCATTGGCAAGTAATTGCTAACAAAGGTGTGACTGGCGCCACTGGAGTCAGTGGTGCAAGTGGTGTCTCAGGTGTCAGTGGTGTCTCAGGTGTCTCGGGCGTATCAGGTGCCTCAGGAGTTTCTGGGGTTGTTGGTGCGTGCGGAATCTCTGGTGTCTCAGGCGTCAGTGGTGTGTCAGGAGATAAAGGTGACACTGGAGCTTGTGGAGTCTCTGGATCATCAGGTGTTAGTGGTTTTATAGGTTCGGATGGTGCTTGTGGTGTCTCTGGAGTCTCTGGTGTAGCTGGAGCCTGTGGAGTTAGCGGTGTCTCTGGCACAACTGGAGCCTGTGGGGTTTCAGGTGTCTCAGGTGCAGCTTCAACAGTAGTAGGTCCATCAGGGGCTTGTGGTGTCTCAGGTGTTTCAGGATTTATTGGTAGCAATGGTGCGTGTGGTGTCTCTGGAGTTGCTGGAGCGTGTGGTGTCTCAGGTGTCTCAGGAGTTTCAGGTGTATCTGGAGTAGATGGTGCTTGTGGAGTTAGTGGAATAGATGGATCAACTTCTGGACAATTATATTGGTTTCATAATACTAATTCTGATATTTCTGGTTATGAAGAGTTTAGAAGAATACCTAATGCTGCTGCCCAAAAAACTGAATCAGTAACTTGTACTGTGGCCAACACAGAATATTTAATTGATCCTTATGCTACATCAATTGGAGTTCCAGGACTATCATCTTTCCCAGTAGGATTATGGCAATTTCACTGTTATCACTATGCAAACAGTTCTGTTGGTACTACCAATGCAGTTTATAGAGTTTATAAAAGAACAACTGCTGGGGTAGAAACAGAAATAACTCCAGTTGGAGGTATTGTAAGTGCTGAAATAAACGCAACTTCCTCAACAGAATATATAACTAATCATACTTTTACATCAGCTGTGGCAATGGACTCCACTGATAGAGTTATTGTTAAAGTTTTTGCTAAAAGTACATCTGCTGGTAGAGTAGTTTCTTTTGTTTATGAGGGAACAACTAGCGTATCTTATGCAATCACTTCTTTTGGTATAGAAGCTGTGATGGGAGCGTGTGGCGTATCTGGTGTAAGCGGTGTCTCAGGTGTCAGTGGAGTCTCTGGGGTAAGTGGTGTCTCAGGTGTGTCTGGAACTACTGGAGCTTGTGGTATATCTGGAGTCTCAGGAA